TAGAACCATCTTTATTTTTTACAACAGGCCTTTTAGTAAGATCAATGTTACCTTGTTCTACACTATTGTTAGCAAAGTTCTTTACAGAATTAGTTTCAGTAGGAGTAGAAAATGTTAATTGATTTTGAAATCTACGGTTTTGAATACCTTGATTATGTTTACCCTCAACTGTGTTATACTCAAGCATTTTCTGAGAAATTTCATCATTCGATCTTTTACCATAATCAGTTAACTTTAAAAAGTTAGGTTGTTTTGTATTAAAATGAAAGTCAACTAAACTATTAACTTGAGAATCATTCCAATCATAACCTTTTGCTTTAGCAAAGTTACGTACAAACTTCTCACGAGTGTCAATATCTTTAAGTAAACGTTGTTCTGCTACTTTTTTAGATATAACTTCATCAGGACCAGACGCTTTAGTACCATAACCTATAGTATAGTGATCAGTATCCCAATAGGCTTTAGACCTAAACGATTCCCTATCTTTAATAAACTCAATAAGTTTATCTTTAGTAAAAGACTCTCCCTCACTTAAGAAAGGTGATTCATTTAGCTTAGTTGTTGTTGCCATCTATTTAATTGAGTCTAATTGTTCTTGAAGTTCTGCAATCTTAGCGTTTATTTCTGTTTCATCTTTACCAGCAGCCCACTCTGTTATAGATTTACCTGTTTCACCTAGTAATTTAAGAGAAGCTTTACCAACTCTTTTTACACCTTTAGCTAAAGGTTTACCAATTCTAACATCTACACGATCAGTAGAAGCTTTTAATTCTTTAATTTGAGCTTTAATGTTTTCTTTCCTAGCAGCACTAGTTTTAGACTCTTGTGCTACTTGAGCAGGAGTCTTAGGGGTAGGAGGTACAAAACCACCAGCTGTATCACTTATTGGTTTTTCACCAAGAATTACAGCTGACTTATTACTAAATCCAGGATTTACTTGTTGTGTATCAGCAGGTGCATTAACTGCAGCTGGAGTAGGAGCTACACCAGGTTGTGCTCTTACAGTTGTAGGAGCAGTACCAGAAGTACCTTCAATGTTAGGCATTGGAACATTTAATGCTTTAGCAGACTTTTTAAGAAGTTCTAAGTTACCTTGATAAACAGGTTTTAAAGCCTCTTTATCTTTTTCATTTATTGTAGAATTTATACCATTAATAGCTTGATATTGTAATTTAGTTAATTCAACTGTACGATTAAAGGATGAAGTAATTTGCTCACGGTTATCTTTCCTTATAGCTAATTCAGTACCAATCTTTTCAAGAGTTAATTTTTCTTGTTTAATATTAAGTTCTAAATTATCAAATATAGATTTCTGAGCAGCTACTGATGTTTTAATTGCAATTTCAGACTTTTCAAGTGTAGTTGCCGCCCCTTTTGCAAAGTTTTGTATAGTCTTCATGTTTTCTTTTGGGTCTAAACTAAAAGGAATTTTACCCGGATAACCAACGGTTTCTTTAAGATTATTTGCCCAATCAAGATAAATTTTATTAGCATCAGCACCTGGCGCTTGCATTGCTTCTATTGCATTATTAGCTAAGTCCCCTCCTAGTTTAACAACACCTTGCAGTGTGGAAAACTTTGAATGGTCAGCTTGAGCCAATGTAAGTTCTGTGCTAGCTACTTTACCTTGGTATTCTAAAGCTGCCCTAGCATTACCACTTTGTTGAAGTTTTCTTACAACTCTCATATTATAATCATAAGCTTCTTTAGCATTATCAGCAACAATAACCTGTTCATTTAGAGTATCTAATGCTTTAGGTTTAGCCTCTTCTTGAGTAGCTTCTGGCTTATTAGCAGCAAGGTCTGCAAGATTAGTTGTTTGTTTATTTTCACCAGTAAAAGGACCAGGAACATTGTTAATTGTAGTAACAAGAGTTTTTGGATCTACTGTAGTAGTATCATAACTTTGAGTAGGTTCTTGTTGCATTCTAAGAGAGTCTTCTGTTGTAGGCTTTTCACCTTTAAATGAGGCAGCAGTACCATAATTACCCATTAGAGTTTGATCAGTAGTAGTACCATCTTCTCTCATACCATAACCAGAAGGGGCTGTAGGCACTGTAGCTTGTATAGGTTTATTATCTACTTGATACCCTTGGAGTCCTAATGAGTCACCTTGTTGGAAAGTACTAGGAGTTACTTGATCTCTAGTAGGTTTTAAATTAGCTAAGAGTTGTTCTTGAGCTCTTGCTTGTTCAACCTTAAGATCTTTCTCTCTTTGCATTTCTGCTTGTACTTCTGCACCAGCATTATCGATAGACTGTTCAAACTGTCTTTGTCTGAACATGTTACCAATTTGCATACCTGTTGCAAAACCTTCTCCAAATGATTGTGCCATAATTATATTCCTTAATTAAATAGGTAGTTTAGAGTAGTCTACAACATAACCTACATTAGTTGTATGCACTGCATGTTTATATTCTGGCATCTCAAGTAAATCTTGTGCCATAACACCAATAGATTTAATATAAGACCAAATGTAGTTAAAGCTATAAATCTTAATACCATTAATAGTATTAATATGTTTAATGTTAGTCTTAAGGTTTCTATCAGATGTTGGGTTAATCCCGGCAACAGCAAATGGATTACCCATCATAGATAGTCCAGCTCCCGCAAGAGTACCAAAGATACCACCTAGAGGGCTTGCACCTTGTGATTGTGAAGTTTGACCAATTACACCAGTGCCAGCAGGTCCTTGTACATTACCTATTAATTGTTGTAGATAATTACCTGCATAGCCTTGACCATAGTTTTGTAATGCAATGTCTTGAGCTCCTGTTTGACCTTGACCAGTAGCTGCAAAGTTTCTATTTAAACCTTCTAATCCTTGGTTATACCCAAATTGATACCCAGGACGTGAAGTTATAAAATCCATTAAAGATGTACCTTCTACTCCTGGTTCATATGTAGCTCCTTTTGTAGTATTTTTAACGGTCCTACCTTTAGAATCTACATATCGTCCCTCTCTGCCTCCTACAGGACCACCTAATAATAGACTTGAAAGAAGTTCTTCATAAGGAGCACGTTTACCTACACCAAAGAAATCTTTTGAGCTAGATGATGATGATCCACCTTTACCGCCACCACCATAGAAAGTAAAGGTTTCTGCTAGGTCTGTAACCCAGCTAAATAAATTAAACATTTTAAACATTGTTAGTTCTCCAAAGAGTATTCATATGATATATAAGTTTGTTTCCAACCATCTTGTTTTAATACTTTACCCCAACCACGTCTACCTCTAAACTCAATACAAGCACAATCATTAAGTTTAGCAAACTTAGCCATAGTATCAACTATAGGCTTTCTCCATTTGTCAAGGTTATGTCCACCAATAAAGTGGCCAGTTAAAACACGCTTAGTTGCGTAATTAAATATCTCAGTTATAGCAGCACTGTTTACTTCAGTACCTTCAAAAGCAATCCATAGTTGTTGAGCACCTTTGTATAATTCTTCTTGCACATGGTCAATAGTTGTTCTACCACCTGAAAGATCTACTGCTCTTTTAATTAGTTCCTTTACATAAGGGAACACTTTATCGTAATCTTCTTTAGGTACTAAAACTATTTCCATTATTCTTGAGCGTTGTCCAAACGGCCATTCAAGTTAAAGTCTACTTTCTCTAAACGTAGTGGATTGTTTCCTGTATATAAGAACTCATAAGCTCTACGTCTAAACCTACCAAGTTGATATAGACATGGCTTTTGTAAGTTAAGGTTAACGTTTCTATATTGAGACCACGTATTATAGTCATCTTCAGTGTGTCTAACTTGCATGACATCATTAATCTGATCACCAAAGACTGTTAAGGCACTGCCTACTTTAAATGCAAAGGTATTAAAATCCATACGATCAGTGACAATACGCATCCTAATCGGACCGAAGGGGTCTACATAGTTAGTAGGACTTAAAGTAAACACTAAACCATTAACAGCGTCTAATACATAAAAAGCACCACTGTTAAAAGGAAACTGGGTAACAAATGAACATTCAAAGTAATCCTCACCACCACCAATATAGTCTTTACTTGTAGTCCATACATGCCATTCATTTTCTGTTATATCATATACAAGAGTAACATTTTGATCTGTTAGTACTAAACCATACAAAGTATGGCCTGCAATCTTATATAACCAAGAGTATGTACCTGAGAGGTCACTTGCGTTTAAAAACGTCTCTACGGCCTTTGTAGATACCCTGTTGGGTGCTAATCCATTAAGCATGTAAATACCTCTACCACCTTCTACTACATTACCCATCCAAATTAATGTTTGTTCTGGATTTTGTACAGAGTTACCATCAGCACAACCAATTTCCATATGAGCAGATTGGTTAATAGATAATACAGAACCTGTTGCATTACCAGCATCAAAGAAGAAGTCTGCTGTCCATTGTTTAAATGCTACAATATAGTTAAGATGTCTAGCTAATGCTTTACCTTTGTCAGCTTCTGATTTAGCTGATGTAAAGTTTAAAGCACCCCATGCAGATGGATTTTCATTATCAGATTGCCATATTTGACCTTCTGAATCCATAGCAAATACATAACCATCTAAATATACTAAACCTGGTACAGGGTTATTTGGAAAACTATTTAATGATGCAGTAGCTGTAGCACTAGTACCAACACTTGCTGTAATTGTAGTACTAGTTACTGTTTGAGATATATCAACTGTATAAGTACCTGTGCCTCCTTGATCATAAAAGTTATAAGTACCAGTTGCCTGTACACTAAATGTACTATTAATTGTAACTGTTTTAGTATCAGTGTCTACAGCTGTAACTAAAGTACCATTGGCAATACCAGTACCAGTTATAAGTTGATTAACTACAATACCTGTAACAGATGATAATACCACTGTACTTGCATTTTTAGCACCACCACTTACCCTGGTTGTTGTAGCTGTTTCTGTCTCTGTAGATGTTATTTGACTTACAATCTTAGTAGTAGCAGTAACACCTGTACCTGATATAGTCATACCACTACCTAACGTTCCAGAAGTAACAGCAGTAACTGTTAAAGTAGTTGTTGCAATGCTACCAGTACCTGTAAAGGTTGGAGTACTAAATACCACTGTAAGTGTACCAGAGTAATTAGTACCCGGGTTTGTTAACGTAACACCAACTACAGAACCACTAGATGTAGTATAAGTACCTGCAGCCCCTGACCCACTTACCGAACCTGTAATGGTAAACGTACCACCCCCTGAAGGATAACCAGAACCACCATTGGTTAGTACCACTAAGTTTACTTGGCCATCTATTAGTACAACAGTACCAGTAGCATCCATGTAGTATCCATTAACTTGATCATGGAATACCATGTAAGGGTGTGGACTAGTAGTAGCTAAGGTATTAACCCAACTAATGTTATTAGAAGCATTTAAACCTGTTTGTTCAACTACTGATGTGCCACCAGTTATTTGATATAGAGTACCACCAGCTACAGCATATAAGTTATTATTAAAAGTCCAAAGGCCTTGACCTGGAGCTGGTAATGCTGGAGTTATAGTGTAGTTAGCTTTACCCGGTCTTTTAATAACTAGTGTTTTACCATCAGGGTATGTTTCTCTAAAACAGTTAACCATCTTAGAGTCTTTAGTAAGACTATTGGTTCTGTTCTTTAAAGAAGTAGCTATTGGTACATTAACTATAGGCATTAATGAAAGTCTCTGTTAAACCCACCACGTACATCTGGTTGGAAGTAAGTAGATGTCCACTCAATATCCCAATCCATTAATTCATTCTTTAATGATAAAGCTTTTTGTTCGTAATAGTTTTTATCATTTAAAGTCTTTTCATAGTCAGAAGCAAGTTCTGCTACTAATGCCCACTTAAGAGCTAGAAACCATTCACTAGGGAAGTCAAAGTTCTCATTAGGTTTTGTAATGTCCATAATAGGACGTTGCACTGTAAGATGAAGTTCATAATACTCAGAAGTATTAGCGTTAGGTGTTAAAAACACTTTAACTTCACCATAGTCTGTCCATGGTTTATAGAACACAGAATTTGTAGTACCTTGAGAAGATTTACTACCTAAGATGTTATACTCTTGTTGAGATATAAGATTCATAGGTAAATCAATAAATGTATTGTAAAGGCTGTCAACTGTTATAGTAGCAGGTGTTGTATAAGTACCACCTAGCACAGTAAGTACATCACCTACTGAATAGCTACCACCATTAGATTGAAGTGCTGCATTAGTAACAACTCCACCTGAGAAAGTTAAATTAAATGTAGCACCAGTACCTGTACCACCAGATACAGCTACAGCATTAGTAGGGTTTGCTACATAACCTGATCCACCTGATAGTAATGAAATCTCAGCTACACCATTTGTAGGGGATGTCATGTTTCTTAAGAATGCTTGGATAACTCTTAAAGGTTTATCAGCATTTAAATCATAAGTAGCTGAGGGTCCTATAGTGTAAGCAGTTTGACTATTAACAAGAGGTATTGTATACTCAACAACAGTCCAAAGTTTAATACCTTCAGATTGCCACTTCTTTAGAATAAGGTTTAAAGAGAATGATGAGTTCTCAATTGTAGTAGCTGAAGGCTGTGCACCTTCTTCTAGTACTGCTAAACTACGTAAAGCAGACTCAATGATTTGATCTCTTGTAACGGTAAAGGTTGTGGTTCCTGAAACAGCCATGATTAATCCTTATGTTTACCTAATAGTTTTTGTACTGTCTTAGTTTCGTAAATACGAATACAAGTCCATATAATAGTAAATAAAGCAGCTATTGCTGGTAGTACTTGCATTATAGTACCTACTGCTGTTGCAATAGATGCTGTATCTAGTATGTGTTTAGTTGATTCTTGTAAATGTTCCATTATAAGTCCTTGGGTTCCCAGCCGTATATCTCGGCTACTTGATATGTTAGTTTATAAAAGTTTTTGTTATGGAGTTCATATCGTTTACCCTGAAGGTATAGAATAAGATGTACCATCTCATGTGCCATTGTTTTCTCTAGGGTTTGGAGTAGACTCATCTTACTTGTACTCATTGTAATACAGTGAGGTTCAGGTGAGTAAGATCCATACATTTCAGGATCATCTACAACTAAAAACTCTATCTCGGAAGGACTTGGTAACTTATATTTGTTGAAGGGTGGAAGTTCACGTAACATTCTGTAAACTGCCTTACACGACTCAACTGTTATAAGGTTCATTTCTTTTTAATATAAAATAAGCTACGCTCACCAAATAGGTAGAAACCTACTGCACTAGCAAAGTTATTAACCTCTTCACTAGGGTGTCCACTAGCTATAGTATATACCCATGTAGAAAGCACAAGAAGGCCTATTAGAGGCCTCATTAATCTAACCGCAGCTTCTACCCAAGGGTATGATGGATTACCTGCTCCAACCTCATTCATTACTTTAAAGAACTCTAGATCAATAGACTTCATTTGAGTATACTGTTCTATAGTTGCAGGTTTAAATACATCAGGTGCTATAAACTTACTAATAAGAGACTTACCTAAGTCCATTACTACAGGAGCAAAAGCTGAAAGAATTGTTATTGGATCCATTACTTAATACCCTTTTAATCTTGCTTGATGTTCTGTAGAAAATATATTAACAAATACTGTACCATCTTCCGTAGCTTCAATTTCATGCCATTGATTAGCTAATAAATTAAAAGCACCACTATCTTTATTGATAACTCTTTCTTTATTGTCTAATCTTATAACGCATGACCCATTGTGGCAAATAGTAGCATGGCTATATTGATGTTGGTGTCTAGGTATTCCAAAACCTTTACTTGCGTGATACACATTAAGTTGTGCACCTTCATAAGTAAATGTATGTTTTGGTAAAGCTGTTTGAACCATTATAAAGTTTGAGTGCCAGTAGTTTCTGGCTGAACTGTAGTTGGTGGCTCTACATAAGTGGGACTAATAGTCCATGTTGCACCATCAAATAAATATTTATTACCTTCCCAATCTTCAGGAGGTGTTACATTTTGATACACTTTACCATTCTCAGTATTAATATCTGCAATGATTAATGTAACAGGATCTCCAATTAGAGTTACATCAACTTCAATTTTAATAATCTCATTATCATCGTATAAATAACAAGAAGAACCATCTTTTGTAATTGTTTGCATATAATTTCCTTTAAAGTACTACAACTTGTGTATCTGTTAATGCCCTAACAGAAAATCCAGTTGGAAGATTATTAATTGAACTTGTTCCTAAAGTATTAGTATTATCATAATAATAAGAAGTGGGGACAGGCAATCCTGTAAAACCAGCTACAATAGCACCAGAACCACTATAAGCAAGGTTTGCGGTTTGTCCTGTAGTATAAGTTGCAGTAGGAACACCAATAGGAATTCCTAACTGTAAATTACTTGTGGCTGTAGTACAAATAACATATTTCATAGGATCAGCTATTATACCCCCTGAGCAACCTGAATTTGGGTCCCAATATAAATTATTTACAAGAGTAAATAAAGTATTAGTTGCAAGTTTAAAAATATGAGATTGAGAAGTACCAGTTCCATTTAAAGAAGGAGTAGTGTTAATTATATAATAAGTATTAGATAAAGCAGAGCTATATTTATATTGATAAAGATTTGTATAGGATACTACACTTAGTACTGAACTAGTGGCATCGTAAAAAGCAGATGATGCATATGAGCCAGAAGAAAAAGTAAGGTTAGCTGCAAAAGAAAGATTAGCTCCTGATAATGAGTATTCTTTAGCTGTTAAACTAGCCGCATTGCCAGCAATAGCTATATATCTTGATCTATTTGAATCTACAACAACAAAGTTTCTATATATATTTTCAGGAGTATTACTGGCATTATTATAACCATACCCTACAGACATACTAGTATCTACAGAAGTGCCTAAAGTAACTGTAGTGCCTGATACTGTTACCATATTAACTTTTAAATTACCTAAAGTATTTTGTCTATAAAGAACAATATTTTTAGAACTAAGAGCATCGTATTCAATTTTTAAAGTACCTGCTTGAGTAGCAGCTACAGGAGCAGTTACTACAGACTCTATTGTTACTGGAGTTCCTGCAGTTACTGTAGTACCTGATATAGTATAAACGTTTGCAGTTGGGTAGTGTGTAGTTACTGCATTATAAACTAAAACGTGCTTACCAGAAGCTACATCATAGCTTGCGTCAGTAATATTTGCACTAGTACTAGCACTTAAAGTAATTGCCGTACCTAATGTAGGAACTGTACCAGATACTGTTACTACACGAATACCAAGTTGTCCACTAGTTGCAGTACCATAAGATATTAACCATCTATCTAAAGCAACATCATAAGTAACCGTTTGAGAGAGCAGGGTATTATTTTGAAAAGTAGCCTGAGCAATATTTACAGCAGTTCCCAAAGTAACAGTAGTACCTGAAATTGTTCCAGCCTGTACAGCATAACCACTAAGTGTAGCATGCCTATATAAAAGTAAAAAAGTAGTTCCAGCACTATTTATAGCACCACTAAGTAAACCAGCTGTTCCTTGTCCAAGAGAAGCTCCTGTTGTATTTACAACGGCATTAGTACCTGTCATCTCAATAACAGTACCATCGGATTGTCTTAAGACAAGTTTACCTTGTGTAACTGTACCAGAAGCTGTTGCTGTAATAGAATTACCACTAGCTGCTGGGGCAACCCATGTTGGAGCAGATGCACCATTAGATGTTAATACTTGACCAGATGTACCTGCACCAACGTTAACTAATTTAGAACCATCAGTATAAACAGTACCTCCAGCAGTGACTGCTAAAGCTGCATTATTTGTACCACCGTTAGCAATTGGAAGTGTACCAGTAACACCTGTGGTTAAAGGTAATCCTGTTGCATTAGTAAGTGTAGCTGAGGTTGGAGTACCTAAAATTGGTGTTGTAAATGTTTGAGTTTGTGAGAATGTATTAGTTGAGTCTAGTTGTGGAAAGTTATTCATGTCAGCAGCAACTACACGTAACTCTACTTTATCACCAGCAGCCCAGGCAGAAGCTGTTGTATTATCTTGTGCTCTAACAATAGTAAATGTATCTGTAGATCTAGCAGTAACTTTAACAATTTCAACAAGGGTACCTGCAGTATTAGTTAGAGTACAGTAAAAGTATTGAGATCCAGCTAATGTTGGAAATAACGAACCTGTAGCTGCAGCAACTGTTAATGAGGTAGCTCCAACTAATATGCTTGAAGCTAGTGTAGTTGAAGCATTATTTGTAAATTGTATATTGCCTGCCATAATGTTATCCTAAAGTTGTGTTATTAAGTACTGAACCATTTACTAATTTCTTATTGTTATAATCATGTGTCACTTTGTCTGCTCTAAGAGTACTATTTGACACTGAGAAAAGACTAAACCACTGCATTAATGTTATTGGAATAAAGTTATTAGAAGACTCACTTCTTATCCATGGAGCTATTTGATGGTCTGCTTGACCCTTAACAAAGTCTTGTGGTTGACGGATTTCCCAGTCATCATCACAACACATGAGACCATCCCAACGTTTCTGTAACATTGTGGCTTTATATAGCCTACCACATACATCACATAACGCTTTCCAATTACCTTTGTCGTATCTTGCGGTATATGACATGATTAGAGGTTAGTTGGACTTATTACTTGTAGATCTGCTACAATAGTGTATACATTAGTTAATGAAGTAGTTGCTGTCATTTGAGTACGATAAATTACACCATCTAAACCAGCTGATATTCTTTGAGTGACTTTAGAGCCACTAATAGAAGGACTCCCTACTTTAATAGCACTAGGGTTTGAGTCTGTTCCTGATTGCACTGTAACAGTACAGGCAGCTGAACTAATTGTCTCGGTTGATCCTAACACGGGTGAGAAGTCATAGGTAAACTGTTCGTTCTCGGTGGTTAGTTTATAAGAGAATGAGGCACTCATACTTGGTTGTCCTTATTAATAAATATTGTTCTAAACTTAACAATAGTGGCTTCCCTTAGGTTTTGGGTAGCTGTAAATATTGTATCAAATCTAACTTTAGCTATTTCTCTAACTTTATCAGCAGCATAGATTAACTTACCACGGTTAAAGTTTATAAATGAAATTACATTAGTTATTAAACTAATGATTACATTAGATAAGATATTAAAATACTTATTAATACTCTTACTTAATATAATACCACAATTTACTGAAATTGTCAAGACTTTTGCACAAGTATTTTGTAAAGTTACTAAGCTTGAACTAACTACTGATAACGTTCTAAAATAGAATCTAAAGGCTGTTAGGGTTACAGTAGAAGTAACAGAGACTGTAAGATTCTTTAAAAAGTTACTAAGAGTACTAAGAGTTACTATAGATAATACTGCTGTAGCTGTAATAAGTTTCCCTATAGATCTTGTTAAACTAGTAGTTGCTGTTGAATAGGCTAATAAAGTTACTAATCTATTAACTGCTGTTAAAATAGTAGCAGCTACCACTTGTATCTCTAAAACAATTTTATCTGTATACTTTAACAAACTAACTACTGAGGTTACTGTAGGTAATATTAACTTACTAATTGATCGTATTAAAGTTACTATACTTGTAGATAAAACAACTAAAACTTTATTAGATTGTTTAACTATTAAAGCAGTAGATGTTGATGTAATTAACCTAGCTGTTTGTGTAATTGCTTTTCTAATTGTAGCAATTGACGTTAAAACTACAGATACTAGTTTACCAATACTTCTAATTAAAGTAACTATAGAACTAGATACACTAGCTAAAGTTTTACGAGCTTGTTTAGTTATACTAACCGTAGAAGAAGAATAAGCTAAAAGAGTAACTAATCTATTAACTGCTGTTATAATTGTAGCAGCATTTACTTGAGCAATTAAAACAATTTTACTATAGTATTTAGATATTGTAACTATAGTGCTAGGAGTTGCTAGTATAATCTTACCTACTTGTCTTATAATACTTACAATACTAGATACAGAAGCATTAATTAGTTTACCTACTTGTTTAACTAAACTAAGTATTATAGTAGTTACAATTGTAAATAACTTACTTACTTGTTTAGTAATAGTTACTAATGTAGTTACAATTAAAGTTAAAGTCTTAGTTAAAGATTTACGAATTGTTACTATACTTGTTGTAGATATATTTAAAAGTTTAGTAAGAGCTCTTAAAATACTAACAGTAGATCCTACAGAACTTGTTACTAGTTTTCCTACTCGTTTAACAATATTAGATGTAACTGTAGAATAAGCTAATAAAGTAACAAGCCTATTAATGGCTGTTATAATTGTAGCAACGTTTACTTGAATACTTAAAACTAACTTACTATAATATTTAAGTAGACTAACTACTGAAGTTACTAATCTTGTAACTAACTTACCTACACGTTTAGTAAGACTACTTAAGCTACTTACAAGACTAGTTATAGTTTTTAAATAATTTATAAGTCTTGTTATAGATGCTATAGATGAGACTAAAACAGTTTCTATAATTTTAACTTGTTTTGTTATACTCTCTATAACATTAGAGTTAACTGTTACTAGTTTACCTACTTGTTTTAATACTGTACTAGTAGATGTTGATACTACAGTAAGTAATTTACTTAAAGTTTTTAAAGAAATAATTGTACTTGTACTAGTTACTGATCTACTAATAAGTTTACCTACTCCCTTAATAAGAGTGGTAACAGAACTACTTGTAAAAGATAAAAGTTTACCTACTTGTTTAATAACACTAGGTATATTTGATACTGTATCTAATAATGTTTTTGCTACTGCTTTGGTAATTGTTCTTGTAGAGCTTACAGCAATAGACTTAGTTGTTTGTATTGCTTTTCTTATACTAGGTATAACTGTAGAAGTTATACTTAATAACTGACTTACAGAAAAACCTTTAGCTAGGGTAGCCGTAGTAGAAGATGCTATTGCTAGCACCTTCCCAATACGTCTAATTAAAGTAGCAGTTGAACTACTTAAAACACTTTTAGCTGTTTGTGCAGCTTTAAAAAAACTTGCTGTAATTGATGAAATAGCAGTTACATTTTGTAAGTAAGTGCTAGTATCGCTTCCATTGAGAACAACGGTATTAAGAGCAGAGCTGTTAAGCTGCATGTCATGTTAACTAAACTGTGTTTTAAAAGTAAACTGAATACTGTCACCTGATGAGAGGTTAATAGTAGAAAAGTCACCTTTAACAAATAAATTACCTACTGTAAGAGCATCAAATAAACCAGCATTAGTAATTGCTAGAGTACCACCTGCAGTTTGTGTACCTACAACTTGATAAGTATCATTTGTAGTTGTTGTTGTTACTTGTGTTGAAGTACCAGAAACTCTAGTACCTGTTTCTGTAAATAAAGTTGTGTCTGTTAAAGCAGCAGTACCTGCTCCAGTACCATAAGCAACATAGCTAGGTTCTGTGCCTGTTCCTTTAATACGAGCTGTAACTACAGCTTTACCTGTGTTTACTAATAGTGTAGCCATTTTTTAATTCTCCATATAATACGTTTAAGTGGGTTCTTGTGCCAATAGTTAATTGTTCCAAGATCTTCTTTAGTTCCATCTGCTCTTGTAATAATAGCAGAAAGTTCCATTTGTTTTACTTTAGCATCAGTAGTTATCATGTTAAGTCCACTGTTTAATACATTCAATTAATAAACTGAATGATAATGAGCCTGATGAATAACCGTCTGTATCATATAAAATTTTACCAGTTACACCTGCACCAGCATTGTTTTGTAAGAATCCTATATGTTCTCCCATTACTTTTCCTCTACCTACAAATCTCCAAATAGGAACATCTGTAGTAGCATCCCAATAAAGGTTAACAGCTAGACCATCTTCTACATCATAAGTTACTTTTTTAATTGCTACCTTAGTAGGTTGCTGTGAGTTTAGACCTGAAGCATTAACCGCAGCAACAACTGCTGGGTCAATTAAGTCTGCTAAACTTACGTTACTTGTATCTAGGATACCAACTAATTTAACAACTAGATTACGTTCACTATCAACTAGTGTTTGAATCTGTACTGAATTAGCCATAGTGGCCTCCTATTATCGTGTAACTTCTACAGAAGCAGAGATATAGTCAACTGTTAATGTATCAGTAGCTGTTGGAGTAATTTGCATTACAGGACCTAAATTAACACTAGGTATGTTTGTACCAATAACCGGAGCAGAAACACGAGCTACTACAACATTATCAGAATAAACTAATAGATCTAGACCATCAAAATAGAAACCTAATTCAAGGTAAGTATCATCAGCGGCAGTAGCAACACCTGTTACTAATGTAGTAGCTGTTGATGCTACTGTTGATACTAAGTTAACTGAAGTTGAAGATGCTGCTTTAGCAAACCATAAACCATTGGTTGTTGCTGAACCATTTCTTAAACCTACATAGAATGCTTTAGTACTTGAAACAGCTGAAGCTTTAATTCTTGTTGAGAACCATACTTGATTACCAGCAACAAAAGCAACATTAGATGCTGTCTTATAAGCAGCGGTAGCTGTAGAAGATGCCCCTGGGGTAATTAAAGCTAAACCACCATTACCACTTGTTAAAGCAAATGTAGATG